TCATCGCAGTAATCAATGAAATTCCAGCTACCCGTCGGTTCTTTGGTATTCCAGCTCCAGCGGCTCTCATGATGGGTGGGGGACGACGACTGCCGAGACTAGCCACGAAGATGGCTAAGTTCTTCTAAGCTGAATCTGAACGCATCGAAGTGGCCGCTATGCGCAGATTGTGAAGCGATACCATTTCCTCTTCCAGCGTCAGCGGATTTGTCATTGCTGCCTCGGCTTGCCGCGTCAGCTGAGCCCGCTGCTCTTCGGCACGCACCCGCTTCTCCATATCCGCCAACTTCACCACATCTCCCTCTTGCTCATTTCGGCTTCTTCGCTCTTTGGTCGCATCCGACCACCACATCAGCCACGCCAACATCGCCACCCCCACCACAACAATCCACGCCCACCAGCGATACAACCATTCCGTAGGAGTTTCCATTGGGATCAACACGTGCCCCCCGTAACCATCCATCAAGTCGAAGGTTCTATCCGTCATTCACAAAATGATCTCTGTGAGTGATCGAAATTCAATTAAACGAATGTTATGCAGTCAGTCTATGGCCTACTTAGGCACCCGGGGCTACACCCTATCCAAAGCTAACCTTAACATCGGTCAACAAGATCGGATCCGACGGGAGTTGAGTGTGTCCCCAGCTTCTACCATGATGGGGTTTGCGCGTCCCGAACCCTACCCAGTGTATCGGGAGTCAACCAATCGCTTCTACCTTCCGCAATTTTATGGCCGCAAAACCTTTGGTCCCACCACTGCTCCTTCTAAGCTTAAGCCGCCCATCAAAACCAACCTCAAGTTCGGCGGCAGTCTGCGGACTGATCAGCAAACCGTCGCTGATCTTAGCTTGGACGCTCTTCGAAATAAGGGTGGTGGTTTGTTGGAGCTATACTGCGGATACGGCAAGACTGTGGTGGGGTTGTATATTACCGCTGCCATGGGAGTTAAGACAGCAGTATTGGTACACAAGGAATTTCTGATGACCCAGTGGATCGAAAGGATCGAGATGTTTCTGCCTGGAGCCCGGGTGGGCAAAATTCAAGGCCCAGTCATAGACATCAAAGACAAAGACATCGTATTAGTGATGATTCAGTCGCTCGCCATCAAAGAATACCCAATGGATCTGTTTTCAGGATTTGGAATGATTATTGTTGACGAATGCCACCACATGTCGGCAGAGGTGTTTAGCAACGCCCTCTTCAAAGCGGTAACACCACATATGCTCGGGTTGTCAGCGACAATGATTCGCAAGGATGGGCTCACCCGAGTGTTCAAGATGTTCTTAGGCGATGTGATTGCAAAGCGGGTACGGAAAGACAAGATCAAACCGCGGGTACGGGTGCACTTTTACGAAAATCCTGAAGACGAAGCTTTCAATGTCACAGCTCTCAATCACACAGGTCAAGTTAACTTTGCCTCAATGATGTCCAAGATTTGTAAGTGTGAGCATCGGATCAACTTTGTCATGAACCTTATATGTGGATTGTTTGAAGAGGACGAATTGCAACAGGTGCTCACACTGACACATTACCGTGCGATGATCAATGCGCTGTCAGATAAGATGACGGAGAAAAAGCTAGACCATGGGTATTATGTGGGTGGGATGAAACAGGTGGATTTGGATGCTTCGGCCAATAAGCCGAACGTGCTCGGCACTTATGCAATGGCCGAAGAGGGGTTGGACATTAAGACGATTCAGGGGTTGGTGCTCGCTACACCCAAGGCCGATGTTGTTCAGGCTGTAGGGCGGGCGCAGCGAGATCCCGAAGCCAGCCCGATTATCATCGACATTGTGGACCCGCATCCGTGCTTTCGGCGGCAGTACGAGAAGCGGCTCAAGTTCTACAACAAGAACAACTTTGATGTACAGGAAATCAATCCACCGAAGCGACGCAAGAGGCCAAAGTCCAAGCCAACTGTCCCAGGCACCGAGCCAGCCAAGTCCACTTGCCTAATTATGCCGGATGGGACTGAATGGGATTGAGCAGCATGAGCATCCCGACATCCCCACCCGCACTTCTACCACCTCGCACATCCTCACCATCCTTCTCCTCTTGCACAAGTTGGAGTCCGCACGTCTCGCAGAGGCGGTGATATATGGCGGGCACTCCGCGGAGGATACCTGGTACCAACTTGGGATTGGTGATTGATGGCGCAGTGATGAGCCGTGTTTGATTGCATACGGCAATTACGGCGGCAAGTAGAAGGTTGGCTCGTGCCGAGTTAACTGCCCCAGTATACCGAACCATGAACAGCTTCTGCCAGGCGTATACGGTAGAGTCAATCAATGGGTGCCCCTGGCAGACGCCGCGGAGAACAGACCATAGCAAGAGGATGGGTGAGGTGCGGAGTTTGTCTGATGCGTTAGTCGGTCCGCGTTTGCCGCAAATGCACGGCTGTTTTTGTTTGGTGCATCGCTTTTGGAAGGCGATGAGCCATTCGGTCCAAAACTGGGCGTCGGCTAAGTTTTTTACTTGGAGAGCGTGAGCGAACTCGTTAGCGCACATACAAACTTCGGGCGGATCCTCGGGGAGCAAGAAGGGGCGAACAGGATCGCGACTGGGAGCCTTAATCCGCATGCGCAAATGGTCCAGCATGAAGTCCGAATCGTCGATGTGAGTTCGGGTGGCCTTGAACTGCCGGGTGCCAGCCGCCAAAACTGCACTTGTTTCGGCTATGATGGCTCGGATCATACCATTGTTACGGAGCTCAATGTCCGCCGTTCCCGAAGCCGCTCCTCGGAAGCGGTTATACCGATCCTCCAAATACACCGGCAGCTGAAGGTGGTTGTAATAATATAGTGCCGCCGTGTTAAATAGCGTCTCCCACACAGGCCAGAGATTTCCTGAAAGCACAAGTTCCCCTGACCAGTGAACCGACTCCTCAATCAGCCCCGTGTGGAGCGCCTCTCGGTACGCTTTGACCACTTGCCCCGTCTTGTGCCCCGCCAATGTTTCTTTCAGCGCCACCGGACGTCTTTGTGGATCCAACACAACGAAATCCATCTGTCTGCCACGGCCAGCCAAACTTGAAGATAGAGGCATAGTCTAGTCTATTCAAGAACTCTTTGTTAACTACCACATCCGCATCAGACATTTGTGATTAACAAACCAATCTTAACTTTATGAATGAGTTAATAGCGTATACCAAAATGGATCGAGAAACGCCACCACCGTCGTATATTTGTTTGTATGTTTACGAAAGACATATATAACAAGAAAAGGCACGATAACACGGAACTGGAACTTACCGTCGGTACGGCACTGGTGGAGTGAGAGCATGGACCGCCAGCATGAAGAAAATGCCGACAAAGGCTAAGCTCACTAAATCCTCGGTGGTGGTGTCGGGACCAGCCCGAGCACCTCCACATCCCATCGCCTGTTGCTCCAACATCGTCAATAGTCGGTCCAGTCGGTCGCCTGACATTGACGGATGTGTCCCTCGGGTCGCACGCGCCGGTAGTGGGGTGGTCCCATAAGTATTTGACGGGGGCGGTTGCCATGCTGGCATCTGCGGCACCGTCTGAGCAGCGGGCGAGTAGGCGTAAACAGCAGACGGCGGGGAAGCTGGATCTCCCAGAGGTCCGTGAGCGGTCGTCAGGCTGGGTCCTGCTGGCATCGGCTGCTTTAGTCCAGCGGCCAACGGCGACATGGCTGGATGCACCAATGATCCAGGTGCGTTTGCATCCTCTTCCTCGGCCTTATTGCCAGCGAGCCGAGCCTTGAGTGCCGCTGCCCGAGTGCTGAGTTGTCCTTGTCCTGGGGCCTTGGGGAACGACTCAGGGTTTGCAAGAGGGGGGAGTGTAGGGTAGCTGGCTCCTACGCCGGCGTATTCGCTAAAGGGCATTGGTTCGGATGCATACCCGGAGGAATTGGACATTGGGTGCGGGTCTATCTATTGTCCCGATTTTGTGCGGAGGCAGATTCCCTCAACTCAGGGTAGGATCCTCTTAAGCATGCAAGGAATTGGAAAAATGGCCGCCGGGGTAATCGCGGTCGGCATGGCGCTTGGTTCGCGTCACGTCGATCTAGATCTGTCGCCAACTCAGGTCAAGGCACTGTCTAGTCCTTGGTGTCGGGTGTTGACCTTGGTGCTGATGGCCTATGCCGCCACCGGACATCCTTGGTTATCTCTCGCCATTGGGATGTTCATCTATGCCTTCATCTACCACTTCTTTCACGAACGGAGCCCACACTACGTCGGGCAACACAAACTGCGGAAGGCCGCCAATACTGCATCCAAGCATCGCCCGGCATATGCGTACGCCGAATCGTTGTGATCAAAATCTCCAGTGGTTTCCACAGTTGAGGCAGTGCACAAAGGTAGTCATCGGCTCATCCGCCGACCGCGTCTGGAGTTCGTAATAGGTACACTTTCGCTTGTGACAACGTCGGCACTGGTACTCCTCGGTCGCCGTTGCCTCCACCAACACCTCCTGGTTTCGCTGATCCCGTGCAATCTTCTCCTCGATCACCTTCCTCCACTTGTCGGGTGCCATCTCAGGATGCGAGAGGCTCCCTAGGTCACTCGCCTTGATTCGCTTTGCATCAATCTCACCCTTCAGGTAGTCGTTATTTATCAGATTGGCATAAATCGTCCGTGCACGACCCAAATACAGCTGAACAAATGGCTCGTTGTTCCATCGTTTCACAATGTTCCGCGACTCTGCCGTAATGACAGCATAGTTGTATACACTCTTCTCAGCATTCCGACCCCGACTGTCCTTGCCGAGAAATTCGCCAAACTTCTCCGCAATGCGGGCACGCAGGATCTCAGGGTCGGAGACAATCATCGCTAGAGGATACTACCTTAACTTGATGGCACCCTCTCAACTCAATTTGTCAACTCAGACCATTTCCACATCTTCTGACTCTTCCCCCTCAATGTCAATCTCACTCTCGCTACTATATTCGTAGTCCTCTACCATCAGTTCATCACCAGCCCGCACACTCGGCGGTGGGGGCGTCAGCCCCAAATCTTCCAACACCTCCCCCCTCTTGCACTTTCGCTTGGCCGTTTTTCGGACGCCCTTTTTCGTCAACGGTTTGACCTTGACTGATACTCGAAATCTTTGCCCCCCCTCTTCGTCGTCATCAAGATCCTCCTCTCCCTCTTCTTCACCATCAGTTTCGTCATCGTCATCACCAATCATATCGTCTTCGTCTGTGCTATCATCTTGATCGTCATCATCATCATCATCGTCGTCTGCGTCCTTGGGATCTACTGATTCAAGTTCGTCAACATCCTCGTCCTCATCCTCCACTACAAAATCGTCTTTTGCATACCCTTCGGGTGTCTTACCCAGACCCAACAGCCCTTCGTCAAGTTCGTATTCTTCCTCCAGTTGCACGTCAACCGCAACATCGGCTTTGTCGGCAGCCGCACCTCCAAGGCTCTTAGTGCCTCCAATCAACAA